AATTATTACCCCTAGTTACTCCAGAGGGAATTTCTGGGATTGTAAACCCAGTATCTGAATCAACTGGTACACCGCTAGTTAAAGCGATAGCAATTTGAGTCGGTTTTGCAAACGATGTTCCCTTGAAAATGTGAGTCAAAAGACCAGACTCTAAATAATCAGATAATGCAGCCATATTTTTCTCCTAAAGAGTCCTAAAAACTTATGATCTATTGTTATATACACAAAAAAAGCCACCCCCAAGCAAATGAGGGCGGCTTTATTGTTAACCTAATACTTAGTATTATAGATTAGAATGAGCCAAGAATGACTCTTCGATTATCTAGAACACCAAAGCCTAGTTCAGCAAAACCATAGTAACCAGCGCGCTGCTGACGGTGTAGAGTGGGATCTTCAAACACCTGTAGCTGCTCCTTAACTGGCATAACGAAACTATCGCTATTAGCTTGGTCAAGACCAACTACTAGTTCAAGATCGCTGGTCTGAACTGCGCCACCAAGATCAGTGGTGAAGAAATTCTGATATTCCTGACCTTCGCCTAGTTCGTCTAGATCATGAAGATTAATACCGAAGATACGAGCGATGGGAGCGCCACCGTCTACTGCGGTATAGATTTCTCTACGTGAAGTATCATCAATCTGGTCAAGACCCCAACTACGAACGTCTTCAAGAGCTTCTGGGCTAACATAAAGATCGGTTAGGCTACCACGACCAACTGATGCTGAGTTACCACCGCTATTGCGGCGCATAACTGTCTTCATTAGAGAAACTAGTCTCTTTGAGAATAGACCTGATGTTGCGTCAGCATCGAACACTAGAATGTTACGATCAACGCCAGCGGCTAGAAGTGTATGCCAGCCGTCATCATTCATCTTCTTTGTGAAACCAGCTTCCATGACCTGTAGCGCACGACCAACAATATCCCATCGTGCTTCGCGGGCATAGCGAAGGAGATAGTCAACTGAAGATGTGATACTATAGGTTGGGATCATTACGTAATCGCCTTCAACACTTCTCTCTGGAACTCTACCGTGACCGGGATTGGTGTAAGCAACATGCTCACCTTCAAGGCCGGGGGAAATGAGGTCAAGAGGGAACTCTGTTGTTGAGCCGGATTCAACATTGATAACTTCGAAGATGTTACCAAGGATGTTACCGACCAAGACACCCTTACGTAAGGGTAGTTCTAAAGCCTTTGCAAACTCTCTCTGAGCAGCAGCAGCTACGTTGATATCGGAATCCCCTGACTTGCGTAGGAGACCGATAAATTCATCACTAGGTCTTTTATTTACGGGCATGTTTAATTCTCCTTATGTTTTTCTATTTAGATCAGGGAAGGTTGACTTCGACTTTGGCATAACCGTCTTCATCCTTACTAGTAAGGAATCGACCAACCATAAGCGCACCAGAACTACCGGGGCTATCATTACGAAGATTACCGGCTGTTACATGGCAAGCATAGGCTGCGTCACCAGCGGCGGGACTACCAGTGAGAAGGTTGGTTACAACATAACCCTTGCGGAGTACTGTAACCTTGCCACCCTTCTGAACTTCATCCTTAAACTGGTTAAGGTGAGTGCGGGTTAAATCCTTATTTACTACGTCGTTTAGTAGGATACCTACTGGGCGACTTGCTGCTGTGACAGCGGCATATGTAACAAGGTTAACACCCTGATCCATAGCTGCGCCAGAACCGGCAGTACCATGAACAACGACACCACCGCGTGAAGCAGTGCCAGCATTGTAAAAGAAACTGATATCGGTCTGGAGTTCATATCTATCTGATTTTAGGGCCATAATTTTTTCTCCTATTTAAAAATCATTTACGTAAAACGTTTTCTGTGAGCCACTCTGCTACACTAGCTCTCGTAGCTTCTAATTCATCTACTACATCAGAAGCGTCTACGAGAGTGGCTTCTGCTGATTTTACATCTTTGAAGAGTTGTTCTGACACTTCTTCAGTTTCAGAGGCGACTACTTCAGATTTTGTTTTTTTGTCTTCTTCTTCTTCATCTTTGACTAATTCTTTCTTAGTCATAGTTTTTGAGTCCATTTTAGCCATCTTCTTTTTATACATTGCTAAAACAGCTTCGAAAGCGGCATCGTCTAGACTATCATAAAGAGAAAGTGATTCTTCTGCTTCTGCTTCATCGAAACCGCTTTTGACCATTTCAGTCTTGCGATTTGTATCTTTTTCTTTCTTCTTCATTGTCTTAAACTTATCATTCATTTCAGCTAGTTCTTTATCTTTTAGTGATAAAGCTTCTTCTAGGCTAGCAACTCTAGCTTCAAAAGCGGAGAGTGCTGATTCCTTTTCTGCTATTGTATTTTCTAGATCTGAAAGCTTTGATGCATAATCAATGGTTTCAGCTTCTGTGGTTACTGGTGTTTCAACTACTTCGGTTGAAGCAACAGTTTCTGTGTGAGCATCAACTAGCTGCTCCGCTACTAAATTGGTTTCTGAATCTGCCATATTAAATTCTCCTTTAGAAACATTTGAAATAGTATACTGTTCATTTATAGAGAAAGCCCTGCTAGAATCAAGAATAATACTTCGTGGATTAGCTGGTTTAGAAACTAAGCCCTTGCCAGAAAATGAAATATCTCTTAATGATCTACCAATTTTATAGCCTTCATATTCTCCCGTACCACCGTAAGCTCTTAAGTGCTTGGTTAAGAATGATGATTCTTCATTTCTTGCTATAACCTTTGACCCACCGGCTTGATCGATGACCGCATAATCAAATCCGGCGAATAAGCATTCCATAGAAACGAACCATTTACCATGTTCAATTTCTGAAATAATCTTATTCATTCTTTCTCTATTATCTGGATTTGTCCAACTATTATATAGTACAGCTTCTGTTATAATGTCGAACTCAGGTGGCGCTTCGGTTGTGTCAGCAAGAATCTTGTTACCATTTCTGTCAACAACGTAGCTACCAGTAATATGCCCAATGATATCATTTTCATTGTGCATGAAGTTAAATTGTTTATCTTCTGGTGTGTTTCTAGCATCCCAAGTTTGCTGATTGCCAAAAACATCGTCATTTTTATTCCAACCGGTTGAAACTAATACTGATTTTAAATAATACAAATCAATTTGATGAGGATTACTAGAAGCCTTGATCTTGTTGATAATATTGGGGCGGTTATATTGACCATTACTTAATACTGCCTGAGAGCAATAAGCGATGGAACTCTGAGCCTTAATTTGCTCAGATAAACCGTCTAATATTTCTTGATTATATATCTTCATTATCGTGTTTACCTTTCAAAATTAGTATACACTAAAAGTATTAAAAGGTTAAACTAGGGCGTTTTGCTCAATAAATAAACCAATAATATTTGTACGGTAAACATCGATGTTCATAGTTTCTATGTTTATATTCCTCTCGCTGAGTAGTGTTTTGAACTCTGCTGAAGTGGTCTTTTTGGCCATTAAAATGTCATTTATACTCTGGGCGTTAACAGTTTCTAGTAAAGGTAAATTTGTTAAAACATCTATCTTTAACTGTTCAAGATCACTGATCTGAGCTTTGGTTAATTGTCTAAGATTTTTCTTATTATTGCAATTTAAAAACGCATCATTAAGAACATCAGTTAGCTCTGACCAAGCTGATTCTGTCCATACTAATAATTCTGCAACTCCCGGTTTAGACTTGGGATTAGCAATCCTTTGTTTGCGCGGCTGAGTATCTGTTGATAGCGGAGGTCTACCATTTTGATTGGGCGCTGGTGCTGTTTTTGGTGCGCCGCCACCAAATGGTGTTTTGGGAGGTTGGGCTAATAACATATCTTTTGGAACACTAGTTTTAAGACCAACATCACTTGGTAAAAGTTTACCAGTTTGTAGTGCAATCTTTTCCAAAGCTTCTTTTTGCTGTGGGTTGTGGTAGGGGCTTGCCTTTTTTGGAGTAGAGTCTGATGTTCTAGCTTCCATTTCTCTCTGCAATCTAATCTTTTCGATCTGTGGAATTTCTTTAAATCTTTCAATAACGGTCTCTTGACTAATAATGTCTCTGTCGGCAAGCTGAATAAGTAAATTCTTTTCGGCTGCTTCGTCGGATAATGTCATTTGGTCAAACTGTATATATGGTTTATATCTAAAACCCATAGCTTGGCGAACAATTTCTAATTCTTTTTCCCAAAACTTAATTAATAAATCTCTTCCGTATTGAAGTCTTTCAACTAAAGTTTTGAGTGATATGTAATTGTTTGTAAAACCCCCACCGCCCGTTGCCATTCCAGTTAATGTTGGTGGAACGCCTAATCCAGCATAAATACTGTTGAGTACAGACGTATATTTTTCTGAACCTAAGAACTTGTAAACTTCACTACTAGCTTCTTTAAAAGATAGCTCTGGACCCCAAACAAGTTCCATCGTACCGCCGCCAACATTGCTAGCTAAAATATCTCTTAATTTATTAATAGCTGCTCTATTGGGTAGAATTTTGTGTTCTAAACTACCAAGAGTCCATAGTCTAATGTTAGAAATAGCGCCGTCTAAAGCAGACATGTCGGCAAGTCTCATTTTCTCTAACATGATAATATCATCAAGAATTGAGTAAATCATGGGGTCTGCCCACTCCTGCCAATCGTCTTTCTTGTAGTGGAAGACGCTCATTCGATTTGGATCAAGAGTAACCTGCTTTTCACCGCTCTGTAAACTTTTCTTAATGTCAGATGGTAGACTGTTTAATACGTCTGTTGGTAAGTCGCCATCTTCAAAGCGGTCTAAGAATGTTGTAACATTAATTGAATAACTTGGAACGCCAGTGAATATGGACATTTTACCATCTTTCATCTTAACGTTGAGAGGATTGAAAAAATTGTATCTCCAAGGAATTAAGTTTTCTTTAATATTTGGAATTTCAACTTTAATATCAGATGACAAAGCTTTCATGTAAGTCTCTAGCTCTGGTGTAACATTGGCCTTGCTTCTATAGATAATGACGTTGCCTGTTTTGTAGAGATTGTTTAAAAACCTTTCTGATCGCTCTTTACCATTAATACTTCTAAACCACTGCTGATAGAACTTCTCTACGCTCTTATTAGGATGCACAATGTTGATACCTTGACTACCAAAGTCACCCATCAAATCGATAATATTTCTAATAATACCAACTTTATTGTACGCATCGATGCACATTTTCATGGCTCGTTTTTGTTGCGTAGGAACCGCCTCATTTGGTCTAAAGGCGTAGTAATCCTGCTTTGTAAATCCCGGCCTTACTGAGCGGTTTGGCTCAATATCCAAAAATGTACGATATGCGCTACCTTGACTTTTAGAAAATCCAGTATAGCTTTCAATGTTGTCTGAGAACTGTGACATAGCATTAGTTTTGCTATCATGATTATCGTCAAACCAAGTAACCATATCGTTATTCATGTGTTATTCTCTTAATTGGATTGTAATTGGAATGGCTATCTACTAATACACATCTTTCATGTTTTCTGAAAACCAACTGGGCGCATTGTAAAGTTTTTCATTTTCATATGATCTTGTCTGCTCCCTACCGGTGGCGAACCCACCATAGAAATTATAAGCTTCTTGCTCTGGGGTTCTTTGTAAAACTCTAGCGGCCATATTAGCCATTAATAGCGCAGAATATCGGTCCTTCCTCATCTTACTCTTCTTGCCGGTGCCTATTATATATTCTGGAGTATCCCATCTATCCCGACCAGAATTAGTTTGCGTCATTTGTATCATAGCCAATTCGTCCTTTAATTCCTCAATATCTAAAACACATTCTTCCAAAGTGTCGAACATTCTGTGTTTAACATCATCTTGGGATGCCGATAGGCCGATGGAGATAGCATCAAAATATGGAAATAGTAATGCTTTATCCTCAAAGTCTTTTCTCATACCGTGATTAGCTTCTGATAGCCATTCGTATCTTGCAAATTGACACATCTCAACAATATGAAGTCCTCTTTCTCCATCTGTATCTTTTGGTTTATCTGGATCAATAGTGGGCCATATTGGCATTTCTCCAGATTTAATTTTGTCTTGATCGTGAAGAGATTCTATAATTGCTATACCGCCACCTTGAGCGTCTATAGCTATATGAATACATGGGTATAAAACCATCAAATCTCTAATCTTACGAGCGCAATAAGAATAAAAATCACTCTCAGATGAATATCCTTTTTTGACTTTTTCTTTGTGTTCTGACCTAGTAGTGGTCCAGCAATGAACAATTCTTCTATGATCGGGATTTACTTCTAATACCACAATACTGAAATTATCTACTTCAGAAGCGGGGTCAACACCAAAAATGTATCTTTTATTTGGGTCGCCCATTAGTGTTGCTTCAAATTTAATTTCCTGACCCTTGCTATCTTTAATAGAATTATTATCTGAAACCACGCAGGACTCAATTAATGAACGCTTAAAGAATCCTTGAGAGTCTCTAGTAAAACAACAACCAAACTCCATTTGATAAATACCAGCATGTACTGTAGCTTTTGATCGCGCCACTTGGTCAGCGTCCATGAAACCCTTTGGAAGTAATTCGTAGGGCATCCTAATAATAGAATACTGTGTCCAATCAAAATTATCGGGCGCATCTTCACCATTAAATACTTCTCTTAGCTTGGTAGGATTGCCTCCGCTTTTAATAATAGCTTTCCACTTTTTCCAGTATGTAGCGAAATGGTTAAAGTCATAGTAAGCTGTTCCAGATAAGATAATCTGATTGTCTTTTAACTCTGTATCTTTATTTTCTTCTTCTATGTGTACTCCAAGTTCTAAAGCTTTTCTTTGCGCGGCTAAACGTTTTACATTTTCTACTGGGTCTGCGCTAACGGCTGCGAAACCGGCTACTACATTTTCAAAAATATCTCTTGGTATACTTGCAAACTCGTCACTAATAATATCATTTGCTCGTTGACCTCTAATTTTTTGACCGTCGCCAAGTGG